GTTGTGCCACAGCAGAAGCAGACGATATCATTGCACGTTGGATTGCATTACACCCCCAAGACGAACACGTTATTGTTAGCTCAGATTCTGACTTTGTGCAGTTGATTGCACCCAATGTCAAATTATACAATGGTATCAATGATCACTTGTTCAGTACCACGGGTGTCACAGACGCAAAAGGCAAAAACTTGGCATTCACTATTGAGAGTAACTCAAAGATCAAGGTTGGCAAAGCCGATGCCAACTTTGTGCCTCCCACTGACTATCAGAAGTGGGTGTTGTTCTTGAAGTGCATGCGTGGTGATCCCGGTGACAATGTGTTTTCAGCCTATCCAGGTGTGCGTGTGAAAGGCACAAAGAATCAAGTGGGACTGACAGAAGCGTTTGAAGATCGTGACCGTCGTGGCTATGCATGGAACAATCTCATGTTGCAACGTTGGATGGACCATGAGCAAACAGAACGCAAGGTGCTGGAAGATTATGAACGCAATCGTGTGTTGATTGATCTCACTGCACAGCCCGATGCTGTCAAAGCTGTAGTAGACGAAGCCATTCGTGAGCAGATTAGTCATAAGGATGTGGGCATGGTAGGTGCGCACTTCCTAAGATTCTGTGGCAAATACGAACTCACCAAACTCAGTGACTTTGCAGATGCAATTGGTCGCTGGTTGAATCAAACATACAAAGGAGTATTAGATGATCGAAGCCAAACCCATAGTGGATAAAAAGTATTGGATCTTGAAGCAAGACAATCGCAAGGTTGGTGTGGTAGAAGCCGAAGCCGACGGCTACACTGTGCGCATCAATGATCAAGTGGGCAAGTTCAAAACCATTCCCATGGTGCGAAAGCAGGCCAACATTGAGTTTGCACCACCTGAGAAAATCACAAAGCCTGCACCAGACCAAGTGCATGGATTTGAAACAGGATGCAGAGCATTCAACCCCATGTGGGATGTCAAGCACAGATTGCCATTGTTCACCAAAGAAAACAAAAGCAAGTCATGGTATGCTGCAGGTTGGTATGCTGTGAAACAACATCGTGCATGGCGACTGCTTCGCAACCCAAAACTAATTGTGTTGGAACGTTATCAATATCAAGGACCATTTCACACTCAGGAGTCAGCACGTGACAAATCCCTTTCGTGATCAAGAAAAATTCATGCGGGCTTGCGATCAGTCAGTGGACGCAATGAACGAATCTCAGTACACCATGTACAAGAGTTTGATTGAAGAAGAGTTCGGCGAACTGCAACAAGCACACGACATGGAAGCAGAACTTGATGCGTTGATTGACATCCTTGTGGTCACCATTGGTGCCATCCATTCAGCAGGCTTTGATGCCGAAGGTGCCTGGAAGGAAGTCATGAGTACCAACTTTGCCAAGATTGATCGTGAAACAGGCAAGGTGCGCAAACGTGAAGATGGCAAAGTACTCAAGCCCGTGGGTTGGACTGCGCCCAACTTGGTACCGTTTCTAAAAAAATGAGCATGCACATAAATCGTTTTGTGGACTCAATAAAGGCTGCAGAAAGCCGCGGACAACGAGAACTACAAATAAGCCTGCGTGATGCCAAAGATCTGCATAGTGATATTACCAAACTGTTGCTTACACTGGAACAAATGCGAACACAACAAGCACGTGGTGCAGAAATAGTAGAAGTGCAGATCACCGGCGGTAGTTTTAAATCTACATAGTTATTGGCATAAATAAACGCGGAGTTTAATATGTCAAGACCAAAGCCTACAGTGCTGATTGAGCACACTAACAAACAGACTTACAAGACAGAACAAGTGCTGGCGTCAGAAGGTGTTTGGGCGGTGTTTTTTGATGCCAAGCCTATCAACTTGAAAACCAGCAACTTGCTTACTCAGTTTCCTGGTCCCAAGTACAAAAAAGTATCGTTCTCCAACCCAGGACACGCCATTAACTTGGCTAGAAAACTCAACACACAGTTTCGAACAGACAAGTTCAGTGTTGTGCTGTTGACACAAGGGGATAAGATCTATCCCAATGCTCAATAAACTTGCTCTTACTCAGGAACTGATAACACGTTATCCTGATGCGCCACCTCTTGATGAAGCCATGCGCACCTGGTGGCAGAACATTCAAGATGATGGTGGCCTAAGACTCACATACGAAGGTTTTTATGTGTTTGAGAACTTGCTGGAACTCAGCAGTTACACATTTGATTTGCCAGAGAAGTTGTTGACTCCCAAAAACTTGCTGGCACTAGATCGCCGCATGACTTGTCCTTACTACATGGTCAACAATCGCAAGCTCAACAAACTGGTGATGTTTGGCAGTAAAGAAGCTATGATGGCCACACTGCATGGAGACATGCAGAGATTTATCACAAGTTTAAGTTATTGATATCACGTTGAAATCGAATTTCCATCATGGTGGAATAATCATCCAACAAAAATTCACGTTGCGCACGTAATCGTTCACGATATGGTGACAAATCTATGCGTCCTTGTATCAAGTCTTGATTTAGTAGCAACGCCTGCTCAGCCCGACAATCATTGGGCATGGTATCATAACTGACATCTACTAAGTCTGTGAACATGTCAAAGCCCAGTTCTCGACAGTGTTGCACAATGCCCTGATGCCCGATTACAATAGGAATTTGTTCAGCAGCCATGGCCAATAGGGTTTTCTCTGATATGATTCCCGGGGCAGTAGCATACTCTGTTTCTGTCACAATGTTCACAGCACAGGTGCCATACACATACGCCAAGTTTATGAAGTTGTCAACATTGTTGTAGGTATAGTTAGCGTAGTCATGTTGTGGCAAGCGTATGCGATCGTGATAACTCAACACACCACCTGACCAATCTTGCAATATTTGCATCACACGTGACCTATGATCACACATGCGCCCGTTCAAACACTGCCATGCCTGTGTCCAGGGCTGATCCACAATGTGTTGCCATTCAGACCAACGCAGATACAACTGATTCACAAGATCATAGTTGTGATTGCTGAACTCAACCAATCGAACCGGACCTGTGTATATTCGATCTAGTCCGTGATTCCAGTAGGTGACCACAACACGGTCAGCACGAGATCCATAACGCTGTTCTATTGCTTCTAGTTCCAGCACACAACCGTCCTGTATGTTTACGAGGTCCTGAAAGTGCAACAACAAGATGTCTGTGTCAAAGTCGGGCAAGCGTAGATTCCAACCTGTGTGCGGCGAGCGGACACTTTCAAAGCAGTGATAAACAGGGGTAAATGTCACTCCTTTATTGGTCAACGATTTTGCAAATAAAGCACTGTAATCCATAGCGTATTTACAACAGTCAAAAGGTAGTACTTTTGTAGTACTACTTTTCGGTTGACCGAAATTGCCCGAAATGCTATAATACACACATGATGAGAAAGAAACGCACTGATCGAACCCACATTGTATACACAATCCAAATTGGATTGGAGTACTACATTGGTATTACCGCTAAAACTCAGCGCACAATCAACATGTCTATTCGTAGCCGTGTTAACAAGCACATCTACCGCGCCCGCACAGAAGACAAGAGTTGGAACTTGTACGAAGCAATTCGTGCCGCAGGCGAAGCCGCTGTGAACTACGCAATCGTGGACATTGTGCGTGGCAAAGATGTTGCACACAAGCTCGAGCGCGAGTTAATACAAAAGTATGCACCTGCATTGAACACTGATGTGCGTGTAAAATCGGTTGCACGATAATTCACAAACTGTTATAATAGTCACATACAAAGCAAAAAGGAGTCAGCAATGGAACAGTTGAAATCTTGGGAAGAGATGACAGATCTTGAGCAAGCCCAATGCACCTATTGGGACATGTACAAGGATGCCTATGGCCATCGTCCCCGCGGTGTTGACACTTCCACTTGGACCCTTGAGGACTTTGAACAGGAGTTTGCAAGCCTGGGTTCTGTTATCCAGCGTGAAGAGGCTGACCGCAAGACAGCCGAAGCCGAAGCCATTGTCAAGTTTGAAGATCGTGTGACCAGCCTCATGCACACAGGCGCTGACCGTGAGCGTGTGATTGCATGGCTCATGGATGCTGAACATGCCAACGGCGACGCTGACTATTTTTGTTTCACGCAGGGCTTGCCCTACGGTTATTTTAGAAAGGCAGCATGATGGACTTTGCACTCAAAATTATCCCCAGCGTTGGCGAAGTGGGATTGGACACAGAAGCCAGCCCGGGCAACGGATCATTCTATGTTAAGATGTACGATGGATCCTATGATGTGTGTGGCTTTGACACTGTTGAAGAAGCCTATGCAGAACTGTTAGATGTTGCAACTGATAAGGTGGCATGATGAGATTCACAGTTGAATGGCATGACAAAGCCGAACGTTGGGACGTGGTGCGCTGGAACACCACTGCGGAAGGTGTGTATGCTGGCACCACAGTGGACCGGTGTGCCATCCTTGAGGATGCTGAAGAAATTTGTGCATATCACATGGACATGATGAACCCTGCCCTGTGGGCCGAAGTTGGTTGTGAATTTGATCGGGAGACAGCATGACTAAAGTTGTGATCAACACATGCCACGGTGGCTTTGGTCTTAGTGCCAAGGCCGAGAGTAAATACCGAGAACTGGCTGGCATAACAGATCCTGATTTTCACAGCCGCCGCATTCCAAGAGACGATGAGCACTTGATTTCGATAGTTGAACTCATGGGCTCTGACACCGACGGTGAGTATGCTGAATTGAAGATTGTGGATGTTCCCGATGATGTCAATTGGTACGTTGAGGAATACGATGGTCGGGAATGGGTGGCTGAACGTCACAGAACTTGGGAGTAAATGATGACTACTGCAAAAAGTGCCAATGGCGTTGAAGGATGTTTGATACGCGGCCATGACGGAACATATTATTTCCGTGTGTACGATGCTGACCACAATTTTGTGGACTATGATTTGATGCACAGTGATCTGAGCATTACAATCACAGACCCAGATGCGTTCTTTTACGATGATGAATTCACTACCAAGCTGGATCATGCTCCTGCTACACTGGGATTAGAATAATGGCCACAAAACACAACGATGATGATTTTGATTTTCCAGACCGGCCTACGGAGCCTGATCCTTCACCAAAAGTAATTGTGCAGGCTGCAGATCTGCACCTGGGTGCTGCCACAGTGAGACCCGTGGGTCGCAGTTGGATGGAAGAGCACGGTCCGCAACCCCCGGGTCCCGGCATGAGAGCCTTGGATTTCTTAATCATAGCCATGTTTGCCGGATCTGTGTTGTTGTTTATCAAAGCATGCTCTTGGGCATTGTTCAGTTAGGCAAAATTGCTCTAGCTAGGTCCCGGGGCCAAGGCGTTGTATATAGTACATGAAACGAGAACTTGTCAACCAAGTACGCGAACTGCTAGAACGCAATCTCAGCACTGCCGAAATAGCACACAGAATGGGCATTGACATAGACTTGGTCAAAATGGCCACCAATCTCATCAATCAATTGCTGACTTAGCTGTTGCATAAGTAATTGCGATGTCAATTACTGATTCCAAAAAAATAATACCCATACAAACCACACAATACCCAACTGTGTCTCCGGTTGCGGTCGGTAATGACACACATGTGAAACTTTCTGAAATGTTTGTGGCCGCACAAAAAAGTCCAACTGA